TGAACTGGAAGTTGTACATGACCGTGTTGGCCTCATCTACATCCATGTCAGCACCAACAGCCGTAGTGAAGTTGACCATCGGAACCAGCGAACCACTGCCGATCCCGAACCAGGTTACACCAGCAACGCTGTGAGCAAGACCAGCGGCTGCGGTAACGGTCTCAACATGGCCCGGCATAACGATGACGATATCGCCTTGGTTGGCAGTCATCTTGCCAGCTGCGTAGGCCATAGTAGACCATGCGTGATCCGGATCTTTACCTGAGTTGCCATTTGAAGCGCCACTCCTGGTTGAACCGACAAATCGGACATTACCCGTGGTTGATGGGATTGACCCGCCAATCTGAGGAACACCAAAGCTTGATATTCCGTTTGGAAAATTTGTTATAGGCATTTCACTTTCTCCTTCATAAGGAACATATAGGCCTCTTCACCTAAATGCCCGGCGGAATTAAACCACCGCTTACCCAAGAATAAGTCCCTATTAGCCCAAGAACTAAATGTAGCCCAAGGGCTAATAGGAACCAAATACTTACGCGCCTGGTGACCCGTAGACCCCACGTGGGTCAGACCAGCCAAAGACATAACGCTCGCGGCACTTATACCGCATATTACCGGTATCGAAATCACCTTCCATCTTAGTCGTGAGCTTGGTGCGCTCGAAACACTTGAGCGCATTCGGCGCATCGGTTCTGATGAACCAAGCATCAACATCCGTGAAGAAGTGATTTACAGAGAAGCCTCCAGGGATGACGTTTTGGTTTCTAACGCTGTTAAGGTCGTTGTTTGCCGTTTCGATTCGCCCCTCGGAGTGCAGGAGCCTGTCGGCGATGAACTGTCCGTTCGGATGAACAAACAGCTTTTGAGGTTTAACGGCCACGGTAAGGCCTCGCTCGTCAACGAACAACGATATATCGATAACCGCGTTCTCAAGAGAGGTTTCGTTCAGGTCGGCCGCAGTCGTGGGCTCGTTCGCCCACGTTCCGCCGGCCGTCAATGTGTGGCTCGCGTCGATCATCGGCAGACCATCGCCGCCCAAGTCGGTGTCAAAGGCACGATTGAAAACTCGGGCCCCCTTAACATTCTTGGTATACGCCATCGACCGCGCCATTGCCTTGGTGTATCTAGCCGCGATTTTGTCGTACAGGTTGTCCTCAACGGCTTCTTCGGTGAGAGCAAAGGCCAGCGAGATTGTTTCGTGGGTGTACCGCGAGGTCCACGCTTCACGAGCATCATCGTACTGAGTACCTTGACCCTCAGCCTTCGTCGGAGCCGCTCCGAATCCAACGAGCATGACCTCTTCCTCAAAGGCACGCTCGGAAGTCTCTTTGTCGAATAGTTCCTCATGCTCCTGATCGTACCTGTCATACTCCATTCCAAAAAGAACATTGAGACCAGGCTCAAGCTCTTTGGCGAGTTGCGCTCTGTTAATTGCCATAATTCAAATTCCTTTCTTTCTTACGCCAGTCCAGCAACACCCACGGACTTGTAGATGTGTGAATTGAGAATAACGTAGGCGTTGCCATTGGCAACTGTCTGGTCATTATTTTGACTGTCAGCGGACAACCCGATAATCTTTAACGGGTCAGTGCCGGTGGTTGCTATTTCGCTTTGGTCAAGCTCGATCCTGGAGGTGCCAGAGTTGGTATCACCGTCCGTCAGGACATACGTGGTGTTAGCAAACACACTAGACAGGGCGAGGATACCATCCGACTGAATCTCAAATACAACCATAGGATCATCGATAACAAGAGCCTCAATGATGCCCACGGTAATGTTCGTGGAGTCGGGGTAATAGGCCTTCCAAGTTGGAGTGCCAGAGCTGGGATCAATGTAGTTGCACCCTTGAAACACACCCAACTGGTCTACTGTTGGGGCCGCACCACTAAGGGCTATTGAGCCGGCAGTAAGCGCGATTACTGGATCGCCAGTGAAGATACCGCTATTGGCACTGTTGTAGTTGTCAGCGATCTCATACGGATTCACTGCACCCGTATAAACGCCACCAAGCGTTCTGACTGGTTTTAGCCCAAAGGGCCTGTCTTTATTTGCCATAATGTTCTTTTCCTTAAGTTAGATTATTTGTGTTACGCCTGCGACCTTCCTCGGCCGAACGTAACTTTCGTCTGACGCTGAGAAGGATCAAAAGGCATTATCGATGTGTTTTCTTTCAGAATGTCATTATCGACAGCCCGATCCGCATCGACCGTTCTCGCCTCGTAATACTTGTTTCTTTGCTTCACGATTTCTACTGGGACTCGACAAAGGATTAAACCGCCGGTCGTGAAAGTTCCGGCATGCCTTCCGTCGTTGATAGTCGGGCATTCCCAGTCTGGATAATCAAGTCTAACAACGGGCTCATACCCTTCTCTGAACCTGGCCATGATGTTCGAGTTGTCAACAATCCCTCGAGACTCATAACGAATCCACCTATGTTGATATCCCATCGGTGGATGCGGAGCGTCCAGCATGGCCGGGGGAGCCCAATCTTTCGGCCTCTCGTTCTTGCTTCGTAGCGCAGCTTCCCTTGTCGGGTCCATATTTACGGAAGCAGAACCCAACCCAACAGACCTATCTTCCTGATCAGGACCAGGATCTTGCACCAAGGCCGGCTCAGTATCAGCGACGGCACTTTCGGCTGAAGCTGATGGCGATGAAGCATACATGCCAGCAGCTAGAGATTCGGTGTCCTTCGCTTGGTTACTTTGCTCGCCATCAAGCCCAAAGGCCACTTCGTTGTTTTCACTCATTTCCTGCGTCCCTTTCTTTTTGGAGACGTGCTTTTTCTCGTGCGTAAGCCTCGCTAGATATGCCAAGGCCACGAGCAACAGTTTGTTCGCTTACTGATACTTCCACTTTTTGTCGTGTTTTTGCAGACCCGAATGAATTACCTGCGGGAGCCACGGTCTGTCCTGGCCTTTTCCCGACTTGTGCGCCATCGGTACTGGCGGATGATTCTTCCTGTGCGCGTTTCTTGAACATGTGGGGAAACATGCCGTGAACGCGATTTTCAACTTCAGTGTAATACTCATCGCTGCGTGGGTCAAATCCTTCATCTCGTACCATTGATACATGTTGCTGCATAGCATAATCCGTCATGCCATCATGTACGCCAAACCAATGTGTCTTTTCAGCCCACTCCCTGGCCCTTTCGTCAACTTGCGGTGCTTGGGCACCGGCCGGAGGATTACCAACATTCAGCCCTGCCTCGGGCTGGGCGCTCTCTGATTTTTTTGACCGAGCAATAAATTGCCTTTCTGCGCGGACGATGTTGTTGGCATCTGCCGCCAGCTTGCCAATAAGCTCGTTCGCTTCAGCCTCGGACGTTATATCCCCGTCCTGTCGAGCAGAAATAAAAGCTGACTTGGCCTCAGCCATTTGGCTTTTATTTCGCTCCTTTGCCTCAGAAAGGGTTACGTTTTCCTGCCCCTTCAGCCGCTCCTTGAGTGTTTCATTTTCAATCTTTACGTTCTTAGCAAAGCCCATAGCCTCTTGCGCTACACGTGTGCTTTCCTTGGACTCCCAGACAAGTCTATTAATTCGATCTTGCGTCCTTTTTTGATTTTTTGTCAGTTCCTTCGTCTGCTCTTCCATTGAGTCTTCTGAAGCCCCAGGAGGGTCGTACTTGGACTCAGAGTCATCGTCAGCCTCAGGCTCCTCGGCCTTCTCGGGCTCCTCGGCCTTTGGCTCTGCCTCCACGCCCACCCCATCATCAATCTCGAAGGTAATAGGCTCTACTGGTTCCTTTTCATCTACTTCAGCTACAGAGGATTCGCTTTCTTTAATCGCGTCGGCCATAGTATTTCCCCTTACAGTGTGCGAACGTCATCAGGGTCAAGGACTTTCCCGATAACTTCGTCATCATTGATCATGCGAACCTCGGGATTATCTCCCGTGTCGAAATAAAGCCTGAATCTTGCGCCTGCATACTTCCCAACAACCACCCAATCGCCCTCTTTACACCATGGCTTATCGCCAAATTTCCTTTTATCGGCGTAGGCAATAGGGCCAACCTTAAGGACCATAGCCACAACCGTAGCCAAAGCCTCCTTCGCTACCCCAGACTGAGCGAGATGAATGGTCCCGCCTTTAGATACAGATCTGCCTGAATACGGCCGAATGAGAATTCTCCATCCAACAGGATCTGGAAGACGCGACCAAGCCTCATCGCCAATTTCAATTTCCCGTATTTCATCATTCGGTTGCACAAATGCCGTCCCGAACCTGGCCTCGAAATCTTTCGGGTCAAGTAGCTTGACATCTTCCTTCCCGATCAGCTCTTTGTCTATTGATTCGATGCGTCCGACTCCTGGCATAAACTTTTTACCCATCTTCTTCTTCCCCTTTATTAGCCTCTCGAATATTTTCGGTGAGGTTTGCGATGAAAGTTAATTCTCCCATGAAGGAGTTGTATTCTTCCATCGATTTGAGTTGACCTGTCATCAAATACTCGGCTATCGCTTGCGTGCGCTCAGAGCTTGTCTTGCTAACAACATGAGCGAGTCTAAATTCTTCCATCTATTCATTTCCCTCAGGGTCTCTCAGACCAATCCTTAGTTTTTTCTTCTCATCGATCTTGTATCCATTACCATATTATTTTACCTTTTTATTTTTCTTCTTAGAACTTTTTTTCTTAACAGTCCCGCCATACTTGTATCCATGCGCCTTTTCCGGTACAGCCCTCTTCCCCTTGCCTGGTGTTGCTGATGTGCTATCAAATTTCATGGCTTCCTCAGCTTTGTTTTGTACTTTGCGTTGTAGGCTTTTTTGTTTGGCCCTTTCGATATCTGCTTTGGTATTGAGCTACGATTCATTCGCCACCCCGGCTCGGTCGCATTAGCGCGACCTCTTTCTGGCTTTGGATTCTATCTTGAGTTTGACCTTCGTTAGAATCGATACGCTCCCTAGCGATCTTGCTTCTCATGTCGGTTGCGTGGCGATTGTTATCAGCGTTCTTGAATCCAAGTACGTCAGCTGCCTCTCCGCGTTCTCGCTTCAGTGACAACTCGCTGCTGTCTTGCTTGGCAGACTGACGAAGCTTTTCGCCCTCAAGGGCAAGCTCTTGCTTACGAATAGTGACAAGCGGATCTTCCTCATCCCCACTGGCAGACTCTTGCCTTAGTTTCGAATACGCATCGATATAATCCCTTACCTTTGCGGCGATAGCCTTCTGTTTGGCCTCAACCAATTCTTTCTCTGCCCCTTCTTGAAGCTGAGGCGAAAGGTCTCGAAGGACATCTTCCTTTTCAGAGAACTCTTGATTTACTTCCTCGGTTGCTCTCATGGATAGATGTTCGAGAATATGAGACTCGAAAGACAACTGAACGACAGGGTTTACCATCGACGGAAGTGACATGGTGGCTACGTGGGTATCGATATGCATGGCATGATCTTGTCCAACGAAAGCATACATCGGCGCACCAGTAAGAGCCTCCGAGGCTTCTGTGGCTGGATCTTTTGGTTGAGGCTCATCAAGTGGTGGGAGTATCATCTCAATATCAGATATGCCAAGAGCAGCATACATACGGCTATAAGCCTCATGTCGGCCCTTTTTGCCATGAAGCTCAGGATCGGATGTGACCATCTGAAGCTGAACCTGCGCCATTGAAATACGCTGCGTCATGGAGAAGATATTCGGGTCCGCTACCGGAAGTATGTCCACCCTGGAATCGAAATCTTCAACGAAAACATCACGATTTTTACCAGAGACTTCGTATGGATATTCGGTGTAATTCTCTTTGTCGATACGAGCCAGAATCCTAAGGTCATTCTTCTTGGCCCTATATAGCCTCTTATGAACGCCAGACATTACCTTCATGCCCTGCTCGAGGAGGGCCACGGTGGTTCCCACAGGGGCTTGCTGATTCGAATCGGAAAGCTTCTCGTTCGTTGTAGCAGCGAATTCGTTACCTGAATCAATCACCTTCCCAAGCAAGAGGAGTAAGGTGTTTGATGGCTCCTTGAACGGAAGTGGAATTATTGCATCCCTTAGGTTGCCCCCAGGGACATCGACATCCCTGAACTCACCGGGCTTTATTGGTTCGTTGTCGCCACGAATTCGCATCCCCTTGGATTTGAATCCGCCCGGCAGGTTAGCAAACGTACCAGCGTCAATTAGCATCCTGAGTATTGCGGTGGCTGTAATCGACAGGTTGCCGATCATGTGAGTCAAGCCAAAGCCATAAAATCCCGTTCCTGGCAGGAATTTGTAATGAGAGAAATAATTTATGCGTTTCTTTCTGGGGTCCGACTCGTTCCAGTTCCGACGGATGGCTAATACTTTCCTGCTATCCTCTTCAATCGTTACGATGTACGGAACGCCAATGCCCATGGATTCTTCCTCGAATCCATCTAACTCCATCGTGACGTGGACTTCGAATATCGTGTACTCATCTCTCTCGTTGGCAGGACTTAGGCCCTCGACATCATCTTCGCGTTTTTCCAGTGAAGACTTATTTTCTTGCGCTGGCTTCCCGAGGTCGATACCTCGATAGAACCCAGACGCCATCATTTGATTCATGGCGTTTGTGCTTATGTTGGTTACGTGGGTAAAACGAGTGAGGGTATTGATGTCACTGGCGGTATGTGGTGCAACTATATCTTTCGCTGGAACAAACTTCGAAACTGGCCTGCCAAGGATATCATCCCAGTATGTTTTCTTGAATGCCGAACCGTCAATAGGAAGCTTGAATAGAAGATTATCAAACTCCTCCTCATACTCTTCCATCTCTTCGGTGATCTGGTAATTCAAAAATCCAGTAACACGGTCTGCCTGCCTGATCGTCTCAATGGAAGAGTTTCCTGCAATCTTGGCCTTGGCTGGGCCACCAGCGGGAAAGAGTTCGCCATATGCTTGTGCCTGAAATTGGACTACGGCTTTAGCTAAGAGGGGATGAACGACACCCGAGGCGCCTTCGAAGAGGTCAGCGTTTTCGTGATAGGAGGTGCCTAGAAGTTCAAGCCCCTTCTCGAGGGTCTTCTCCCAGTCCTTTCGGGAGGACTTATCGTCTTCGATTGACTTGCAAAGTTCGGTAGATATTGACAACAGCTCGTTGTCATCAAGATGTGCAGCTAAATTTGCATCATGCTCTTGTGATGCGGCGGCCGCTTCCATGGCTTCAACATCTACATCTTCGGGATCTTCTTCACCCTCGATGAAAATATCGAGATCTTCTTGTATAATGACTTCATCTAAAACTGGGAAACTGCCACCAACAGGGAGAACAGGCTCTATCGCCACGTCTCACTCCTTTGGAAACCACCCCAGTTCTAGTTTCCTGCATGTAAACTACAATAATACTACTTGCCTCTCTCATCCATAGTAACGAATTTTTTTATGTCTCTTGGGCGAGTAATCATCCTCGTCTTGGTAGTCATCTGGCAACTCGACAAATCCGCCCTGACGGAATCTCAACATAGCTTGTGTTACGCTGTCAACATAGTCATCGTGATCACCGTAAGGGAAATCAGCACACTCCTCAATGACCTCCGTAGCAAAGTTTGTGTCAGGAGCCCATACCAACCCAGATTCGAATGTGGGCGATACGGCATTTGCTCGGGCTACTTTGTCTCGGCCACGTATCGGATTAAAGGCTATGACAGGAATTCCAATTAAACGAAGCTCCTGAATAAGCGGCGCACCAGATGCCTTGTTCTCCACAATCGTCATGTCTGGATTCCACTTATTATGCTCCTCAAGGGCAACTCGCTTCAAGTCAGGGAATTCCCACCGATCCTTCTTGGCGTCCAAAAGAATCGCATGTTCCAACATAAGACCGCTTTCTTTGTGTTCGTGCTTGAAAATACCCCATGTGGTTATAGCGGAGTAGTCAGCCGTTTCAGTAGCCAGAAACGCCGTATCGTAAGATTGAAGGACGTATTCAACCTCTGGCGGCTCCTCATGCTCCCACTTCTGCCACCACTCACGCTTGAGAATGGCACCTTCTTCGGCAGTTGGATTTTGCATATACTCAGCCAACCACTTCGAAGTACCAACTGAGGCCTTTGTAGCCAGAAGCTCCTCCAGCGGCCAATAGCCCGGCCATAAGGATTTTCCGTTATCCAGTATGGCAGGAAATTCTACTACCTCCCAAGAATCTGCGTACTCCTCTCCCATCGCAGCGAGTACACGGGCTGTTAAATCCTTTTTCGTCCACCTGGTCATAACCAGAACAATAGCCCCACCAGGCTGAAGTCGCTGTCTGGGACCACCTCGATACCAATCGTAATGAGAGTCTAGAATGTTAGGCGACACTGCGTGCTGCTCGGAGTGTGGATCGTCAACGATAAACAAATCCGCGCCGTGGCCGGCGATCGAGGTGCCAACGCCAGCAGCATAATACTCACCGCCCTGCGCCGTGGCCCATATACCCTTTGCCGTTCTGTCGGCAGACAGGAACGTATCAGGGAATAGTTGCAGATACTCCGGCCTCCTTACGAGGTCACGAACTTTACCGCCGAACTTGAGCGACAATTCGGACGAGTGAGTAGCCTGCATAACATAGCCACCAGGGTTTTTCCCGAGGAAGTATGAAGGCAAATAAACGGAAGCAAACTCAGACTTCGTATGCCGTGGCGGCATATTGATTATAAGTCTCTTGAGTTCGCCTGAGATTATTCGGTCGAACTTTTCTGCAACGATGTTGTGGTGTGCGCCAGGGATAAATCCAGAGCGGATACTTCCATCCTGGTTATAGATTGTAGGCCATAAATGCCTGACGTATGGAAGGAAGTTATTCCGTGCGGTATCGAGTTTATCCTCGTTGGCAATCTTGCTAGTCAAGTCCCTAAGACGCATAACTTGCGCGTCAGATAATACCTTGGGTTCATCGAGAACAGGGGACATTAACGACTCCGCCCGGAACTTGTATAAAGCTAGCCATTTTTATCACCCACCATTATTAGAGTTATTCATCCCGTGTGCTTCCCATTATCTGCCCGTAACTATTATTCGTCTCCCTGATCTGGTCCATCACCAACTTCATTTCCAACTTCAGGGCCTTGCTCCTCATCGGAGAACATACTCGTAAACGAATCAAGAAGGTTACCGGGGATATCAGCTAACCCGGAAAGAAATTCATCAACAGTCGCAGCCTCCATCGCGTTCATCTCATCTTCGCTGCTAGGACCGCCGCCGATATCATCATTATCATTAAAGGTATTTTTTTCCCAAACCGACTTGAAAGACGGGTAATTACCCATTTCGTTTTCGTCGTCCCAGTAACGCGGGTCTGGCATTCCAGTAGCAACGAGCAGATCGTAATATTTCTCAGTTCTTGCTTGTTCATCTTCATCGCCATAACTCACCGTTTCCCACATTTCAGGTTTATCATGATCCGTTATGAATCTCTGTTGCGCTTGGTATTGCAAGAGTTCAGCAACCCTTTTCTCCGCATTCTGTGCATCCTGAATCCCTCGACCACGATCATAATATGGGATGCCAGCTGCTTGTTGTGCAACGGACTTGGCGCGGAGGTCTGTCGCCACCTTCTCGGCCTTAACTATCTCTGGAACCGC